GGGGTGTACGTTATACGTATATACACAATTACACACACGGGGTTTTTACGTTCTTGTATACCAAGGTGCTATACTTTGCAGTTTTGCAAACCCAGTAATGCAATTATGCAGGGTGGGGTGTATGGACCAAAAGCGTAACTTCCCTGGCTATTTAGTATAGTTTTACAAAAAAGTGGGTTGACAGGTGCTTGACAATCGCTATAACTACGGGGGTAAGGGGGCTAAGTTAAACTTTAATGTAATAACTCTATAAAGTAGTTACACATAAGAAGTAAACATAAAAGATAGTTACTACATAAAAGTTATTACATAGTGTGTTATTTATGATAGTGGACATAGGTCATTTAACTTACATGCAATAATATGAATATTTGTACTTGACAGAGTTATTACACTTATGTTAAACTATACACAGTCACAAATCATAAAAGCAATAATACTATTGTGACTACGTGCTGCGAGTAACTACACATATGTTGTAACTGTGTGTCTCCTCTCCCTCCTCTCTGTAACAATTACAATGTAACAACGTTACTTGCGGCACGTACTTTTGCTTTATTAAAGTTTTTTCTTGACAATGAAACATAAACAAGTACAACTATATGCAAGTGAAGATGTTTTAACAGACTTCTACAACGCATTAGCTAACAATGATACCCGTGCTATGCAGAAGGTACACATCCCTAAGTCAGATGTGTTCTACGTAAGAGAAGCTATCTATAGTCGTACTGGGGAGTGGTACACGTTAGATCACGTAGAGAGAGCTATGTATTTAGAGGGACACCTACAGCGACACGAAGTGTTAGACCCTGATAGAACACGAGAGTATGGATAACAATGGCAACAACTAAAGATGTAGAGCGTTTACCTAGCGGAAAGTTAAAGTACCGTGGTGAGACTTTCCCTGGTTACAACAAACCGAAGCGTACACCAGGCGGGTCAAAGAAGTCTGCAGTTTTAGCTAAGAAGGGTGACCAAGTAAAGGTTGTACGTTTCGGTGATCCTAATATGTCCATCAAGAAAGACCAACCTGATAGACGTAAGAGTTTCCGTGCTAGACATAACTGTGATACAGCTACAGATAAGTTCACTGCACGTTACTGGTCATGTAAGGCTTGGTAAGATGCCAGTACGTAAAGTAGCAGGTGGATATAAGTGGGGTAACACAGGTAAGGTCTACAAGACTAAAGCTGCTGCTGAGAAGCAAGGCAGAGCTATCCGTGCTGCAGGGTATAGCAAAGGTGGTGACACAATAAATGCTGCTGGTAACTACACGAAGCCTACCATGCGTAGGAAGCTCGTTGAGAAATACAAGGCGGGTGGCAAAGGTGGAGCGCCTGGACAGTGGTCAGCCCGTAAAGCGCAGATGGTTGCCAAAGAATACAAAGCTAAAGGTGGAGGCTACAAGTCATAATGAAAGCACCACAGAAGTCTCTCAAGAAGTGGACAAAGCAGAACTGGCGTACAAAAAGTGGTAAGCCCTCTACGCAAGGCGCTAATGCTACTGGTGAACGTTACCTACCTGCTAAGGCTATTAAGTCTCTTAGCAGCAGTGAGTACGCTGCAACCACTAGAGCAAAACGACAAGGCACTAAGGCAGGTAAGCAGCATGTGGCTCAACCTAAGAAAGTTGCAAAGAAAGTAAAAAGGTTTAGAACGTAATGGCTAAGAAGATGTGTCCTAAATGTAAAGGTAAAGGCTGCTCACATTGTGGTGGGACAGGCTATCACAACAACATGTATAAAGGTGGTATGATGGGTAAGAAGATGAACGAAGGTATGAAAGCCTTAAAGAAAGCAGCACCAGAAGTAGCTAAGAAGATGGGCTACAAGTATGGTGGCATGACTAAGAAGAAAGACATGATGGGCATGGGTATGGCCTACGGTGGTATGACCAAGATGAAAGGTTATAAGCACGGTGGTATGGCTTGCGGTGCAGATGTACCTGCTGAACGTCCAATCAAGAAGAGTAAGTAATGAAGTTCTATCATAAGTATCAGGATGCACTAGAAGCTAAAGGTTATCGTGTAGATGAGCATGGCTACGTGTGGGACTCTATGGGTAACCAAGCTGCAGGTGAAGACAACTACGGTAACGTACAAAGTAAAGACCCTAACGTAACAGCTATCTGTCAAGAAGCTGAAACAGCTATGACTAAAACACCTAAGCCACGTGCTAAGAAAGCTGCTAAGAAGAAAGAGGAGACTGAAGTTGTTGAGACTCTGGAGATGGTACGAGCACGTGACGAGAATGGACACTTCATCGCTGATGATCCCTCTACACCTGATGTGAATGAAGCTTGGGTAGTTAAGACAGTTAAGAAGGTTGTTAAGAAGTAATGACATTAGTTACGCAGGGTAAACCTTCACGTAAACGTTCTGTGTGGGGTCATAACAACGGCACTACAACAGAAGACGTATATACTTGCCCTGCTAACTGTAGTGCAGAGGTTGTTTATATTATTGTAAATAACTCTGGTGCTAGTACTAACAGTGTCAGCATTAAGTGGTATGATACGTCTGACAGTTATGCATCTGGTTTTGTAGAAGGTAAAAGCTTAAACGCTGGTGACTATATAGAGTTCCAAGGTATAGAGCTTGTACTTGAGCCTGGTGATAAGATTCAGATTACCCCTACAAGCGCTGGGCATATAGATAGTATTGTTACCGTAGTGGAAACATTTGTTCCTGTAGGGTAACGGGTATTCCAAATAAGCAATAGTAACGGCCCACTATTTTAGTATAACTATGTACGTCCCTTAACATAAAAAGGAGAAACGGACATGGAACTAGTAATTTCTGAATCACGTATGTGGGCCACTAATTTTAAGGCATGGTTAGTAAAAGTATTTAACGCTTTTATTGAGGCACGTCAAAAAGAAGCGAATCGTCGTATTGCTATGATGCAACTCAGTGCAATGACAGATCGTGAACTTAACGACATCGGTATCGGACGTGGAGACATCCGTAGGGTCGTTAACGAAGACTAACAGTCCTTAAGCAAGGAGGAGAGGCTTGTGGACCCAGTTACTATAATTAGTGGGGCCACTGTTGCCTTTAACGCCCTGAAGAAAGGTTTTGCAGTCGGTAAGGATTTGCAAGACATGCATGGTCAGCTAACTAAATGGGCTGGCTGTATGTCTGACTTAGGTCAGGCTGAGAAGCAAGTTAAGAACCCACCTTGGTGGAAGACACTAGGAGGTTCTGTAGAAGCTGAAGCTATGGAAGTTTTTGCAGCTAAGCGTAAGGCAGAGTCCATGCGCAAAGAGCTAAAGGACTACATCAGTTTCACAATGGGGCCATCCGCTTGGGATGAACTAGTGGCTACGGAAGCCAAGATACGTAAACAGAAGAAGGAACAAGAGTACCGTAAAGCTGAAATGCAAGAAGCTATAATAACATGGACAATAACATGTTTGCTTTTATTATTAGGTTTTGGTATTCTAGGTTTCGTAATATACATGGTGAGCTAATGGCTAGACAACTAACAGAGAACCAACAACGATTCTTAGAAGTACTGTTTGATGAAGCAGGGGGTGACGTAGTTGCCGCTAAGAAGCTGGCTGGGTATAGTGAGACAACTAGCACAGGAGCCATCGTAGAAAGTCTTAAAGATGAAATCGCAGATAAGACACGTACTTACTTTGCTCGTACTGCGCCCAAGGCTGCTATGGCTATGGTTGGTGCTTTACATGACCCTACTGAACTAGGCATCCGTGATAAGATGGCAGCAGCTAAAGACTTGCTTGATCGTGCAGGTCTAGGTAAAACAGACAAGATTGACGTAGGGTCAAGTAGTGGTGGGGTATTTATCCTGCCATCCAAGGAAGGTAAGAACGAGTAAGTATGAACCGTGAATCTTTGGGGTATTGGGAGTTACCCAAGCCACACAAAGGTGAAGAGAGACAGTGGCACGTAATAGCTAGAACAACACGCACCGTGCCTTTCGGATACAGAGTACACCCTGACAACGAAAACTTATTAGAACCCATACCAGATGAACTAGAAGCTTTAGAGCTTGCAAAGAGACACCTAAAGCAGTATAGTTACAGAGAAGTAGCTATATGGTTATACCGACAAACTGGTAGATACATCTCACATATGGGTTTAAAGAAAAGGGTAGACATTGAGCGAAGACGTAAGAAAGCAGCTACAATTAAGCGCAAGCTTGCCAAGCGGCTCGAAGAAACGCTACAGGAAATCAAGAGGCTCGAAGAAGAAAACATCGGAGCCTACCGCATCATCCCCCCAGACGACTAGCGGTCCTGATCCTATAATTGTAAAACCTGCAGAAGTAAAAGCTCCTGAGTTTGATGTTGACATTGCTCAAGAAGTAGTGTTTAAACCTAACCCAGGACCACAGACAAGCTTCCTAAGCGCATCTGAAAGGGAAGTATTGTATGGTGGGGCGGCTGGTGGTGGCAAATCTTATGCGATGCTGGCTGACCCACTTCACGGTTTAAATGACCCTAACTTCAGTGGTCTACTAGTCCGACATACTACGGAGGAACTACGTGAACTTATTCAGAAAAGCCAAGAGCTATATCCTAAAGCCGTTCCAGGTATTAAGTGGTCTGAAAGAAAAAGTCAGTGGATTAGTCCTAGGGGCGGTAGACTTTGGATGTCGTACCTTGACAAAGACATGGACGTTACTCGTTACCAAGGTCAAGCGTTTAACTGGATCGGGTTCGACGAACTAACACAGTGGCCTACCCCATATGCTTGGGATTACATGAGGTCACGTCTACGTAGTGCACATAGTAGCAACTTAGGATTGTATATGCGTGGTACTACAAACCCTGGCGGTGCTGGGCATCAATGGGTTAAGAAGATGTTTATTGATCCAGCCCCTGCAGGTCAGGCTTTCTGGGCTACGAACATTGAGACAGGTGACACTATCACATTCCCTAAAGGGCATAGTCGTGAAGGTGATCCACTATTTAAGCGCAGGTTCATTCCTGCTAGTCTGTTTGACAACCCTTATCTAGCAGACACTGGTGACTACGAAGCAATGCTTCTATCATTACCAGAGCATCAGCGTAAGCAGTTGCTAGAAGGTAACTGGGATATTAACGAAGGAGCAGCGTTCCCTGAATTTAATAGAAGCATACACGTTGTGGAACCTATCGACATACCTGATGGATGGCCTAAGTTTAGAGCTTGCGACTATGGTTACGGCTCCTACACAGGAGTACTCTGGTTCGCTGTCTCACCGTCTGAACAGTTGGTTGTCTACAGAGAGCTTTATTGTTCTAAGGTTACAGCTACAGATTTAGCAGATATGATTCTCGAAGCGGAATCAGAAGATGGAACTATCAGGTACGGCGTGTTAGACTCGTCCCTCTGGCACAAAAGAGGTGATACTGGCCCGTCACTAGCAGAGCAGATGAACATGAAGGGTTGTCGTTGGAGACCTTCTGATCGCTCTCGTGGCTCAAGGGTAGCAGGTAAGAACGAGATTCACCGCCGTTTGCAGGTGGACGAGTTCACTGAGCAACCTAGATTGGTGTTCTTCTCCACCTGCACCAACACAATAGCTCAGCTACCTAGCATACCGCTAGATAAGAAGAACCCTGAAGACGTTGATACAAATGCTGAAGATCACTTGTATGACGCACTACGGTATGGTATAATGACTAGACCCCGTAGTTCTATCTGGGATTATAACCCAGCAAAACAAAACTCTGGCTTTCAGATGTCAGACTCAACTTTTGGATACTAAGTAAATGGCAGAAATAGACGATCTTTCCTTCGAGACAGATGAAGTAGTAGCAGCCGAATCAAGCGAAGATAGTTTGTTTGGCAGTTTAAACAGTATCGTTAGCTTTGTTACCCAGCGCTTTAAGCGTTCTGAAGATTCACGACTTAATGATGAAGAACGTTGGCTACGCTCATATCGTAACTATCGTGGTATCTACGGACCAGAAGTTCAGTTTACTTCTACAGAAAAGTCTAAGGTATTTGTTAAAGTTACTAAGACTAAAACTCTAGCAGCGTATGGTCAGATCGTTGACGTACTATTCGGTAACAATAAGTTCCCCTTATCTGTTGAGCCATCAGTTCTGCCAGATGGTGTAGCAGAATCAGTACACATCAATGTTGATCCTAATGCTGGCCCAGCGCAGGGTGCACTATCAGAAGCGTTTGGCACAGAGCCTACTAAGCCTTACCTGATTGGTCCTGACACTAAGCTAGAACCAGGTGAGACACGCACTACACTAATGAAACGTTTAGGTGGTATGCAGAACAAGCTAGCACCTGTAAGCGATAAGATCATTGAGGGTGACGGTACTACACCTACTAGTGTGACATTCCATCCTGCTATGGTAGCAGCTAAGAAGATGGAAAAGAAGATTCACGATCAGCTAAACGAATCAGGTGCATCTAAGCATCTACGTAGTATGGCTTTCGAGATGGCACTACTAGGCACAGGTGTTATGAAAGGCCCATTTGCTGTAGATAAAGAGTATCCTAACTGGGATGAAGAAGGTGAGTACGATCCGCTAATTAAGACTGTACCATCTACTAACCACGTATCTGTGTGGAACTTCTATCCTGACCCTGAGTCAACAAGCATGGATGATGCAGAGTATGTAGTAGAGCGTCACAAGATGTCACGCAATCAGCTACGTGCATTACGTGGTCGTCCTTACTTTATGGATGAATCTATCCAACTAGCTATCGACAAGGGTCCAGACTATGTGCGTAAGCACTGGGAAATGAAGATGGAAGACGATGATAGTCAACCCTCTGATACTGAGCGCTGGGAAGTACTAGAGTTCTGGGGTTTTGTAGATACAGACATCCTAGAAGAGAACGGTATTGAGATACCTCGTGCACTACGTAACTTAGCTGAAGTAAATGCTAACATCTGGATTTGTAACGGTGAAGTAATCCGTTGTGTACTAAACCCATTTAAACCATCACGTATTCCTTATTACGCTGTACCATATGAGCACAACCCATATAGCTTCTTTGGTGTAGGTATTGCAGAGAATATGGATGATACACAAACATTGATGAATGGCTTCATGCGAATGGCTGTTGACAATGCTGTATTATCTGGTAACCTACTGATTGAGATAGATGAAACAAACCTCGTACCAGGACAAGACTTATCCGTGTATCCAGGCAAGGTGTTCCGTAGACAAGGCGGTGCACCAGGTCAAGCTATCTTTGGTACTAAGTTCCCCAATGTGGCTGCAGAGAATATGCAACTCTTTGACAAAGCCCGTGTCTTGGCTGACGAGAGTACTGGATTCCCAAGCTTCGCCCACGGGCAAACAGGAGTATCAGGAGTGGGTCGTACCGCTAGTGGCATTTCTATGCTTATGTCTGCAGCTAATGGCTCTATTCGGTCTGTAGTAAAGAATGTAGATGACTACCTGTTAGCACCTATCGGACGTGCGTTCTTCGCATTTAACATGCAGTTCGACTATGATGAAGACATCAAGGGTGACCTAGAAGTTACAGCTAACGGTACAGAAAGCTTGATGGCTAATGAAGTACGCTCCCAGCGCCTAATGCAGTTCTTGGGTGTCGTACAGAACCCTGCCCTAGCACCGTTTGCTAAGATGGACTACATCATTCGTGAGATCGCTAAGAGCATGGACCTTGATCCTAACAAAGTGACTAACTCTATGCAGGATGCAGCTATCCAAGCTGAGATTCTCAAAGGGTTCCAACAACCTGCTCCACCACCCCCTGAAGCTGCAGGTGGCCCAGCGCCAGTAGGACAAGAAGGTGCAGCACTACCTGCAGGTGCAGTAGCACAAGATCAGACAGGCGCAGGTGGCGGTACTATCGGTACAGGAGTAGCACCAGCACCAGGTGAGGAAGGTTTCTCTGGTAATGTCGCTTAAGACTTTCGTAAATAATAAAGGCGAATGGGATGCATTCTGTGAAGAGCTAGACGCTGAGATTGCAGAACTACATAAACGTCTAGAGCAATCAGAACACGTTGTAGAGATACATCAAACGCAAGGCGGTATTCGTGCACTGCGTAGACTTAAATACTTGAGGGATAAAGTAAATGGCGTTAAATGAAGATCAACAGACAGAGGCTGTATTTAAGTCTAGCCGTACAGATATAGACCCTGTGTCAGGCAACGAAGTACCACCAGGTTCTCTGCCAGAAGAAGTACGTGATGATATTCCTGCAATGTTAAGTGAGGGTGAGTATGTTGTCCCTGCTGATGTTCTACGTTTCTATGGTGTCAAGTTCTTTGAGGACTTACGTGCACAAGCTAAGATGGGCTTGGCTGAAATGGAAGCTAATGGTCGTATTGGCGGTGAGCCTATCGAAGAAGAAACAGGTGACGTTGGCATTTCTGATGAAGACCTTATGGTTATCATGGCTCAAGCCCCACAAGAAGAACAAACGGTAGGCGCTGCTAAAGGTGGTCTTATGGGCTTCCAAGCAGGTGGTCTAAACTATCCAGCGTATATCAAGCAGCCTGACTTAACACAGTTCGGCATGGCAGGTCCAGACTTTCAGGGTGGCCTAGAGTATCGTACTTTTACTAACGATGCAGGTATGACTATCACTATCCCATTCTTTAATGGTGAACCTATGGGTATGATCCCACCAGGTTACACAGAAGGTGAAGCACCTACTACTACAGAACAAGCTGCGCCACAAGTTTCACAAGATGATGGCTTTGATGCTGCTTCAGCACAACGTGCTAGAGATCGTATTGCAGAACAACAGCCTGATAAAGAAATAGACTTTACTGATCCACAGTCTGTAGAAGGTGCAGTAAATACATACTACTCTTCTCAGCCTTTACTTCAGGCAGGTGCTTCAGCAGTATTAGGTCTTCCTGGTTTAGCTGCTAGCTATGGTATTAAGAAGTATGAAAAGAATAATCTACTAAAAGGTATCAATGCTGCAATAGAAGGAACAGATGATACTGATCTAATAGAAAAACTAAAAGCACAGAAAGAGCTTCTAGAAGATAAAGATAAGTGGAAGACTTCATACGAAGAGAAAACAGAAAGTCTTGGCTTAGTAGATAGCATTAAGAACTTCCTTGGTTTTGGTGAAGAAGCTGAAGCTAAACAATATACTAAACCTGAAGGGCTTAGCAATGAAGAATGGAAAAGTTCTTCTCTTAATAAATGGGTAGACGCAACTAACCTTGTTAACTCTGTAAGCCCAGACGATCCAAAAGCTTGGCATGAAGCAATGCAAGCTCAAGCTGAAGCAAGTAGAGAAGCTACAGCAGCAGCACAAGCTGAATCAGGGTGGACAGGCTTCTTTAGTCCTCCTGAAGAAAAAGAAGAAGACGAATAATAATCCACATAACTATAAGGCTACCCAGTTATAACTTGACTGGCCCCAACATAAGGAGTAAACAATGGCTGAAGTAGAACAAGTACAGGTGCATTCAGCATCGCATATGCGTAACGTAGCACGAGTCAATCGTGATGAAGAAGAACTACGTGAGCTTATGAAGCAAGCTGGCATGGTGCAAGAAGATGAAACGCAGGAAGAAGCCACCGATAGTGAATCCGATAGCGAAGGCTCTGAGGACACCTCAGTTCAGGCAGAAAGTGTACCTGAACAAAAAGAGAAAAAGCCAGCTAAAGCCGAAGCACAAGAAGAAGATGATACAAACCTAAGCGCTGAAGAAAAAACATTTAAGCAACGCTATGGTGATCTTCGTCGGCACATGCAAGAGAAAGACAAGGAAGTAGCATCTAAACTAGAAAAGCTAGAGAAGCAACTAGAAGCAGCTACTAAGAATGAACTTGTACTACCTAAGTCAGATGACGAGATCGAAGCTTGGGCTAAGAAGTATCCAGACGTAGCAGGTATCGTAGAAGCTATTGCTACAAAGAAAGCTGACGAGAAAGCTGCATCACTAGATACTCGACTAAAAGAGATCGAAGAGCTACGTGTTACAGCTAAGCGTGAGAAAGCTGAAGCTGAATTAGCTGCACTACATCCAGACTTTGGTGACATTCGTGCAGATGATACATTCCATGAATGGGCTAAAGAACAACCTAAGTGGGTACAAGATGCTCTGTACGAGAATGTAGAAGACGCTAAGTCTGTAGCTCGTGTGATTGACTTGTACAAAGTTGACAAGGGTATTACTGGTAAGAAAACATCTAGTGTAGACAAAGGTGCAGCATCTTCAGTGAAGACAAAACGCAACACTACACCAGAACACGATGAACGTTCTAGCTACCTAACTGAATCACAAGTAGCTAAGATGTCTATGAAAGAATATGAGAAGCGCATGGAAGAGATATTCGAAGCCCAGCGCCAAGGAAAGTTTATTTATGATGTGTCAAGAAAATAACTTGACAAATAAAGATTCATAAGTAAAACTATAGTATATACACAAAATAAGTGTGTATGCTTTTTAAGCACTAGCCACATCAAAGAACTACCTCAACGTATAGGCCCAGCGCAGATAGGGCGGCCACCCTAGATGCATAGCTGACTACCCTAATATGACGAGCCTCTTTAGTGGATATGTAGTGTCTAACTTCACGCCATATCTATAAGGAGAAATTAACTATGGCTATTACATCCGCATCGGGTGGATTTAACGGGAACTTCTCCCCAATTATCTACTCAAAACAGGCACAGATTGCTCTACGCAAGACTGCCGTTACTAACGCAGTAACAAACAACTCTTACTTCGGTGAGATTGCTAACCAAGGTGATACAGTTCGTATCCAGAAAGAGCCAGACGTAACAGTCAACGCTCTACAACGTCACACAGCTATCTCTGTTGAGAAGCTAGATGACCAAGACTTCTCTTTGACCATCGACAAAGCGAACTACTTCGCATTTAAGATGGATGACATCGAAGAGCAGTTCTCGCACGTTGACTTCACATCTTTGGCTGCTGATCGTGCAGCGTATAAGATGGCTGACGCAATGGACGAAGAAGTTCTTGGTTACCTATCTGGTTACACAGGTGGCGCTGGTTCTTGGGCAGCTAACACAACTGCATCAGGCGACAAAGCTAACGCTGCAGCAGGTTCAGACGAACTTCTTGCAACTAACAAGCTAGACGCAACTGACTTCGGTAACTTGACTATTGCTGCTACAGCGACAGCAGGTGACTCAATCCCACTAGCACCACGTCTACCAGGTGCAACTGCATTGTCATCAACAACTGTATCTCCTCTAACAGTCGTAGCTCGTATGGCTCGTCGTTTGGACGTACAGAACGTTGACTCACGTGGACGTTGGATTGTTGTTGACCCAGTATTCATTGAGATGCTGAAAGACGAAGATTCTCGTGTACTAAACGCAGACTTCGGCGGCACAGGCTTGATGAACGGTTTGGTTCTAAACAACTTGCACGGCTTCCGTGTATACGTTTCTAACAACCTACCATACTTGGGTACAGGTGCTGGTACAACAGGTACAACTGCACAGTCAACCAACTATGGTGTTATCGTTGCTGGTCAGGACGAAGCAGTAGCTTCAGCGGAGCAAATCAACAAAGTTGAGAACTACCGTGACCCTGATTCATTTGCAGACATCGTTCGTGGTATGCACCTATACGGTCGCAAAATCTTGCGCCCAGAAGCATTGATCACAGCGAACTACAACGCTGCTTAATTTTAGATAAGCTATGGGGCTGGTCTTGTCAAGAGGCTGGCCCTTTAGTGCATCTACTTTCTCTTAAAAAGGATTCCAATAATGGCTATCACAACAGCAATGTGTACAAGCTTTAAGTCGGAACTATTGGGTGGTACTCATGACTTGGATACCCACTCTATAAAGCTTGCACTTATCAAAGCATCTCCGACAGGCACGTATGGTGCAGCTACTACTAACTATTCCGATGTAACAGGTAACAGCGATGAAGCTACAGGTACAGGTTACACAGCAGGTGGTCAAGTACTAGACGGTGTTACTATCTCAGTAGATGGCACAACAGCTATCGTAGATATTACAGACGAAGTATTTACTTCCTCAACTATCTCAGCAGACGGTTGTATCATCTACAATGCATCTGCTTCTAATGCTGCTATTGCAGTAATTGACTTTGGCGGTACTAAGACATCTACTAACGGTGACTACACTATCCAGTTCCCGACTGCAGACGCATCTAACGCAATCATCCGTATCGCATAATAGGAGCATAGGCTATGGCTCTCGTAATTAAAGACAGAGTAAAACAAACTACTACAACTACTGGTACAGGCACACTTACCTTAAACGGTACAGTAGATGGCTTCCAGACTTTTGCTGCTGCTTTGTCGGATGGCGATACTACTTACTATTCCATACTAGAGCCTAGTACTAACAACTGGGAAGTCGGGCTAGGAACGTGGACAGAAGGTTCATCACTACTAGCTCGTACTACCATTCTAGCAAGTTCTAACTCAGGCAGTGCTATCAACCTTACAGCACAGGCTGAAGTATTTATTTCACAACCTGCAGGTAAAGCTGCATTCTTTAATGCTGATGGTGACCTAGACTTATCTCGTGATCCTCAAACAGCATTACAAGCTGCAACAAAACAGTATGTTGATACTATTGCTGCAGCAGGTATTCATTATCATACACCAGTACGTGTTGAGACTCCCAGCGCACTAACAGCTACGTATGACAACGGTACAGCAGGTGTAGGTGCTACTCTTACAAACTCAGGTACACAGGCTGCTCTAAGCATTGACGGTGTTACACTAAGTACTAGTGACCGTGTACTTGTATATAATCAATCTAATGCTGCACACAACGGTATCTACACTGTAACCAACACAGGTTCAGCATCTACTAACTGGGTACTTACACGTGCCACAGACGCAGACTCTTATGGTGCATCTGATCCTGATTCATTAGGTGAAGGTGACGCATTCTTTGTATCAGAAGGTAATACAGGTGCAGGTGAACTATATGTGATGAACACTAGTGGTACTATTACGTTTGGTACTACTAATATTACATTTACTGTTATTGCTGAGACTGCTGTATATAGTGCAGGTAACGGTATCACACTAACAGGTACTACATTCTCTGCTGATGCAGGTACAGGTGTTACTGTAGACGGTTCAGGCATTAACATTGGTCAGGCTGTAGAGACAACATCCGATGTAACGTTTAACAGTGTAACAGCAAGTCTATCAGGCAATGTGACAGGCAATGTCACTGGTAACGTAACAGGTAATGCTTCTACAGCTACAGCCCTACAGACTGCCCGTAACATCGGTGGTGTATCATTTGATGGTACAGCAAGTATTAACTTACCAGGTGTTAACACTACAGGTAACCAAGACACAACAGGCAATGCAGCTACTGCAACAGCTTGGGCAACAGGTCGTACTATCAGCTTGACAGGTGATGTCACAGGTAGTGTTACAGGCGTAGACGGTTCAGGTAACGCATCTATTGCAACTACTATTGCTGCTAACTCTGTAGCACTAGGCACTGACACTACAGGTAACTACGTAGGGTCTGTGGCTTCAGGTAACTACATCACAGGTGGTGCTGCAGGTTCCGAAGGTGCTGCTCTTACGATTGGCGTAGATGCTACACCAAACAATACAGCATCTAAAGTTGTAGCTCGTGATGCATCAGGTAACTTTAGTGCAGGTACTATTACTGCTGCTCTTAGTGGTAATGCAAGTACAGCAAGCACATTAGCAACAGCACGTACTATTAGTCTTACAGGCGATGTATCTGGTAGCACTAGCTTTGATGGCTCTGATAATGTGAGTATTACTGCTACTGTCGCAGACGATAGCCACAATCACGTAACATCTAATATTGACGGATTAGCAGAATACATTTCTGATACTGTTGGTGCTATGGTGTCTACTAATACAGAGTCAGGCATTTCTGTAACATATGATGATACAGACAATACCCTAGACTTTAACGTTAATGATCCTACAATTACCTTAACAGGTGCAGTTACTGGTTCTGCTACTATGACCAACTTGGGTAACGTGTCTATCGCAACTACTGCTACGTCCGATCCTACACTTACACTTTCTGGTGATGCATCTGGTTCTGCTACATTCACTAACCTTGGTAATGCTACACTAACTGTAACTGTAGCTGATGATAGTCATAACCATGTTATCTCAAACGTAGATGGCTTGCAGACTGCGTTGGATGGTAAGGCAAGCTCTACAGGTTCATTATCAAACAACTTCAGTGCAAGAACAGTTTACTTAGAAAACTTAGAAAAAAGTAATCTTTCTACTGATGGACAATTAGGTTTTGATAGCTCACAAGGCTTGCTCGTTTATAGAACGCAACAAGGTACGACAGGTACTGTTTCTGTGCTTGATGGTGCAAATGTAGATGCAGGAACAGGTGTATCTATAACCAACACAGGCACAGGTGGAACTGGAACAGAAAGTTTCACATTCTCTATCGGTCAGGATGTTGCTACTTCAGCAAGCCCTACTTTTGCAGGTATGACCCTAAACGGCACACTTACACTAGGCGCAAACGTAATCAACGATGTTGAGGACATCTACCTGCGTGATAAACTGTTCCACGATGGCGATACCGATACTTATCTTGGGTTTGGCACAAATACTATCAATCTAGTTACAGGTAACAGCACCTCTGCAACATTTAACAGTTCTGGTATTTTCGTAACAGATGGTTCCGTAGCAGAAGATTACGATGCCCTATCAGGTACAACACCAACATGTAACGTAGACACTGGCGGTGCCTTTAGTCTTACAATGACAGGTAACACCACATTCACATTTAGTGGTGCATCTAGTGGATACGTCCAAGGCTTTATCCTACAACTAACAGGCAACGGCTCAACAGTCACATGGCCAGCATCTGTTAAGTGGGCAGGTGGTACAGCCCCAGATGCTCCTGCTTCAGGTGAAACAGATATTTTAGTCTTCCATACACGTGATGGTGGTACAAACTGGTACGGTGTACTCGCAAGTGATGCTGCTGCATAAGGAGTAAAGCATGGCCTACTCACAAAATCCTTTCTCCGTAGCTACCTTTGGTGAAAGCTATGAACAGGCCGACATTGCAGTAGTACTTACTGGTGTAGCAGGTACAGGTGCTATAGACACAGGTATTGACGTTAGCTCACGTACCAATGTTGATCTTACAGGTATACAAGGTGATGGTGCTATCGGTGCACCTACTCCACAAGCTGAAGCAGTTCTTACATCAGCAAGTGTATCAGCTACAGGTACAGCAAACACAGTCACAGCCACAGGCGGTACAGGTGTAGTATTCACACCAAGCAGTGTAGCAGGTACAGGTGCAACAAACGATGTAACTGTAGTAGCTAAAGCTGTAACAGTGCCTACAGGCGTAGAGGGTGACATCATTACAGATGATCCTCTGGTGACAGGTGACGAGATCATCATTGATGCTGAAGCCACGTTCAGTGTAGTAGGTGTAGCAGGTACAAACGCAACAAACAGTGTCACCGTACTATCACAAGCTGTGGTACTACCTGTAGGTGTAGAGGGTGACATTATCACTGACTCTATCTTGGTAGAGGGTGATGAAGTTGTTATTGATGCAGATGCTAATGTAACACTAGAAGGTGTAGGTGGTACAACTGCTAACAACACAGTTACGCTAGACTGTAAAGCTGTAGTGATACCAACAGGAGTACAGGGTACGTTTACCGTAGGTGATGAAACAATCAACACAGTACAGTTCGACTACGAAGCAATCAAGACAAACTACAGCAGAGATCGTACTGCTTATATAGGCGAGTATAGCACACTAGGTAACACAGTGTACGTTCGTGCAGCATAATAGGAATAACAATAATGTCTCTTAAATGGCCTAACAAAGACCCTGACGAAATACTAGACTACAGCATTGATTGGTCACGCTTTCTTAGTGGTGCAACTATTAGCAGTGTTACTTGGTTTGTTGATGACGCTGATGGTTTAAAGACTGAGCTAATCCCTAGTGGTCAACTTGTCAATGGTATTCAGTTAGTATCAGCTACTAATACGGATACAGTTACTACAGCACGTTTAGGTTCAGGCTCTAACAATATACTATATCAGTTCTACTGTCGTATCGCTGACTCGAATGGCTTGGTAGTGGAGCGCAAGGTTCGTTTACGTGTAAGGAATAAATAATGGCTTATAACTATCTAGGACTAGTAAACGAAGTTAACCGTAGGCTGAACGAAGTAGAGCTAACAGCTTCTAACTTTGCTACAGCTTCAGGGTTTTACAATACAGCTAAGGATGCTGTAAATGCTTCTCTGCGACACATTAATCACGAAGAACACAACTGGCCTTGGAATCACGTACTAGAGGAAGAGACACTTACTGCAGGTGTCACACGTTATGATTACCCTACAGATGCTAAAGTTATTGATATGAATAGCTTCCGCATCAAGAAAGACGAATCATTAAACGTCAGTACAACTAAATTAAAACTGATGGACTATCAAGAATACCTTGACAATTACGTTGATTATGAGTATAACTCTGGTAGTGATATGCAAACTCTACCACGCCACATTGTACGTGCACCAAGTCAAGAGTTTATTATACTTCCTACCCCAGACAAAGCATATGAGTTAGTGTATGAATACTACCGCAATCCAGTATCGCTTGAGCTATACGATGACGTTCCTAATGTTCCTTTGGAGTTTAAGCATATTATTGTAGACGGTGCAATGTTCTACGCTTATCAGTTCCGTGCTGACACACAAGCATCACAGATTGCACAAGGTAAGTTTGAGACAGGTATTAAGTACATGCGTAGTCTATACATTAACCGTTATGACTATGTACGTTCCACAGTTATTTCACGTAACACACCTAGCCTAAGAGTATCATAATAATGGCTACACAGTGGCAAACATTCCCTGTACCTTTTACTGGAGGGTTGATAACTAATATCAGTCCTCTACAACAAGGTATCAACAATGTAGGTTCAGCATTCCAACTGCAGAACTTTGAGCCATCACTAGACGGTGGTTATCGTAAGGTAGCAGGGTATAATAAGTTTATTGATTCTGCATTAACGGGTAGCGGTCCAGTACAAGCCTTAGCTATTGTACAAGAAGACACTAACGAAAAAGTAATTGCTGCACGTAGTGGAGTTTATTATATAGCTAATGCTACAGATGCTACACCTGCTTGGTCTTCACTAGCTACAGCACCTGATACAAGCTTTACTAAAGCTAGACAAGCTCGTTATAACTTTAATAATACCTATCAGATTTGTTTTGTTGATGGTGTTAACTTCCCTGCTTACTATGATCGTACAGCAAACACATTAACTTACATGACAACATCAGCAACTAATGATGCTGTAGAAGGTGCTAGCCATGTATGTTTGTTTAAGAGTACTCTCTTCTTTGGTGTAGGTACAGAGCTAGTCTTTACAGCACCCTATAGTGCAGACGATCTAGACCCAGCTAACGGTGCAGGAAGTATTAGCATTGGGTCAGAGATAACAGGTTTGATTGTCTTTCGTGATCAGCTTATCGTGTTTGCTCTTGATAAGATTATGCGTATCACAGGCTCTAGTGCAGCAGACTTTACAATGAACGCTGTGACTGAAGACTTAGGATGCTTAAGTGCTGATACTATCCAAGAGGTTGGCGCTGATGTTATGTTCCTTGGTCCTGATGGGTTACGCACACTAAGCTCAACAGATCGCATTGGTGACTTCGGTATTGATGTTGCATCTAAGAACATTAGACCTACAGTAGTTAAACTACAGGACTACGCAGCAAGTTTTGCTAGCACAGTCATTCGTGGTAAAGCCCAGTATCGCTTATTCGCTTACGTAGCAGGTGAACAGTCTAAGATCGCTAAGGGTGTGTTAGGTACTAAGTTTGTTGACCAGGGTGGGCAAGGCTTTCAGTGGGCAGAGATAAAAGGGTTTAAGGTATACATAGCTGACTCTCAGTTTATTGGTGAAGATGAATATCGTGTATTTGCTAACAATGATGGCTATGTGTATAACATGGATACAGGCACTAGCTTAGACGGTGAGAACATTGATGCTATATATGAATCACCTTTTATGCCTATCAATGATCCACAGGTACGTAAGACATTCTACAAGTTAGACTTCTATATTAAACCTTTTGGTGCTATTAACATTAATGCAGGTCTTAGGTTTAACCAAAACAAAACAGGTTACATACAACCATCAACATTTACTATAACACAAGCAGGTGGCGCAGCAGGTATTTACAGTGATAACACATCTAAGTTTGGTAGCGCTGTATTTGGTGCACCACGCACACAAAGCTACATCAATCAAGTAGTAGGATCAGGTGAGACTGTAGCAATCCGCATCGAAGATAAAAGCTCTGATGCTTCATTTTTATTAGACACAGCAATCTTCGAGTTTGCTACAGATGACAGACAGTAAGGAAATCTTATGGGTACAGGTTACGTAAGAGCAGATACAGCTAACAACATTGCTAACGGTAATGTTATTGATGCTGATGATCTAGACAACGAGTTTAACGCTGTAGAAGCAGCCTTTAACGCTAGCACAGGCCACACACACGATGGCACTACTAGTGAAGGTGCACCTATCGAAGTTATCGGCCCAGCGCAAGACATTGTAGCTACAACTACTGTACTACGCCCTAAGACAACTAATACAGTGGACTTGGGTACATCTAGCCTGAAATACAAAGATGCTTATCTAGCAGGTGATCTTTCTGTTGCAGCTATTACAGCTACTGGTGCTTTGTCTGCTGGTTCTACATCTATCACTGGTACACTATCAGTATCAACTGATACAACACTTACAGGTAACCTTACTGCTAACGGTAATACTACACTAGGTAATGCAGCTACAGACACGGTGACAGTAAATGCAGACGTTGCGTCAAGCCTTATTCCTTCTGTTGATGATTCTTACGATCTTGGTGCTGTTGGAAGCGAATGGCGTGATGCATATATTGATGGCACTGCTTATATTGATACAGGCTCTATTGATACTGCTAATGTGGCAACTCTAAATGTCACAGGTAATGCAGACGTAGATGGTGACCTTACTGTTACAGGTAATATTAATGCATCTATTACAGGTACATCTACACAAGCAGATACACTTACAACAGCACGTACTATTACTTTAGCAGGTGACGTAGCAGGTGCAGCTAACTTTGATGGCTCAGCTAACATTACTATCACTACAGTTATCGCTGATGATAGTCACAACCACACTATTGCTAACGTAGACGGACTACAGGCTGCGCTAGACACTAAGATAGAAAACTTAGCTGGTCTTGATGTAACTGCTAGCTATACTGAGCTAAACTTACTAGATGGTGTAACTGCTACTACTGCAGAGATTAACTACCTAGACGGTGTAACGTCAAACATCCAGACACAACTAGATTCTAAGCTTGATAGTCTATCTACTTACACAGGAGATATTGACATTGATGGCGAACTTGTGGTAACATCTTATAATGAAACATTTGCTGCTGTAACAT